ACTAACTATGTTATTCAGCCAAGCTCTTAGGGTTTCACTGAAAGAAATGCAAGTAACAATGCATTTTAAAAATGTAGAAGAATTTGTTACAGATTGGGATAAACCATTATCTCCAGATAGATATGATAATATGATTTTGTATAACATCAATGATGTTATGTCTACTAATGAACTATTAGATAGATCTAAAAGTTTAATATCATTACGTTTATCTATTCAGAAAGAATATAATATAAATGTTTTATCTAAAGATGGTGTTGGTATTGGTACGGAGATTTTAAAACAAAAGTATCTACAACTAACTAACAAAACATGGGATGACATTAAAGACTTACGTTCTCCAATGGATTATATTCCACTCAAGGACGTTATACTACCTCAGATTAGTTACACTACACCTATACTACAAAGTCTCTTAGAACGGCTTAAAATGGCTGTAGTGAGTCCTGGTAGGAAAGGCTTAGAAGAAACATTTATATTAGATGGTACAAAAATATCAGTTGGTGTTGGTGGAATTCATAGTAAGAATACACCTGAAATAATAATACCAAAAGATGATGAGTTATTACTAGATACTGATGCTGCATCTCTATATCCATCTTTGTTGATTGAATATGGATTTGTACCACCACATTTAGGTAAAGAATTCTTACAAGTATATTCTAATATTCGTACAGAACGTCTAGAAGCAAAACATAACGGCAATAAAGATAAGAATGAAACTCTAAAACTGGCACTAAATGCAGTAACTGGTAATTATCAGAATGAGTATTCTTGGCTATACAGCCCATTTGCAGTAATGCAGATCCGAATGAACGGTCAATTGCTATTATTAAAATTAGCTGAAATGTTAATTGCTATTGGTTGTAGAGTTATTCAGTATAATACTGATGGTTTATTTCTTACCTGTAAAAAGAATAAGAAAGAAGAGTACGACAAAATTATAAAAGAATTTGAGCAATTCAGTAGACTTACAATGGAAACTGAAGAGTTTAAAGGCTTATATCAATTAGCAATTAATGATTATTTTGCTGTAACAAAAAATGGTACAATAAAAGAGAAGGGATGTTTCATTACATCTACTAAGCTTGGTAAAGGATTAACTCCTAAGATAATACCAAAAGCTGTAATAAACTTCTTTATAAACGGTACTCCAATAGAAGAAACTATAAAATCCTGTACAGATATTAGAGATTTTCTAATGTCTGAAAAAACAGGTAAGCAATGGAATGTAGAATACATGAATATGCCGCAACAACGTATTAATCGTTTCTATGCATCTACCAATGGTGGATACTTATGGAAATGGAAATTAACAGGATATAAAGAAGGTGAAGCTATAGAAGTACATGATTCTTATGGAGAAGTATTTGAAACATTTATAGCTAAAGCCAAACAATATCAAAATATGTTAGCTGCATCAGGTGTAACTCTACTAAACAAATTAGACAATTTATCTACAGAAAATAGAAATATTAACTATAGATATTACATATACGAGGCTTATAAATTATTAAGAGCCTTGAAACCATTACAACTAAGTTTGTTTTGATTAACTTTATCAGAACAATTTCAAAAATCTTATTTCAAACAAACTCAAAAACCAATCAATATATGATTTTAGAGTTAGAAATAGATTTTATAAAAAAACTAAATATCTCGTTAAATCAATTAATCTTATTAAGTCTTATAAATAGCGGATCAAAATCCAATGTCAAAAACGCTAGTGATGTTCTTAATCTCATACCTAGTAAAGAAATCGAAGACTTAGTAAATCGTAATATCGTTATTATTAATAAGGACAATGATAATGTAATTTATAAAATATCAAAAGAAGTAGAAGAAATGTTGGAAAAACAGCAAGCCTCCTATTTTGATGAATTTTATAATACATTTCCAGTTTATGTTTTAAGACCAGATGGTACCAAAGGTTATCTAAAGGCAAATGTAAACAAATGTAGAAAAGAATATAATAAAATTATTGGTAAATCTAAAGCAATGCATGATCACATCATGGACTGTTTAAAATTTGAGTTACAAGATAAAGTAACAACCGGTAAAATGATTTATATGCAAACTATGTGGAAATGGCTCGTTCAACATGGATGGGAATATTACGAGGATCGTGTAAAAGAAGAAACAATAAAAACGGAGGCATATGGAACCACAGTATTCTAATATGCTACAGTTTAAACCTATCGCAGATGCTGTTGATGAATCTATTTCATATATTGAGAGTAGAAAAAATCATACAATCAATCCATTAAAAACAAGATGGACAAAATTCAACAAAGTTTGCGCAGGTGGTATTGAACCGGGTATGGTATTTACCGTAGCTGGTTCTTCAGGCTCAGGAAAATCTTCCTTTGTCAACACGTTAGAAACAGATTTAATTGATTTGAATCCCGGTGAGGATGTTATAGTATTAAGTATAAGTTTTGAAATGCTTAGTTATCGACAGGTAACTAGAAAGATTTCTAATAAACTTAGACGTACTACTACAGAACTATATAGTGGTGAAGAAGACTTATCTGATGATGATTTTCAGAAGGTAAAGAACGTTAGCCAACGTATAAAGAATTATCCCATATATTATGTGGATACTCCTGGTACTGTAGAAGAAATAGAAAGTACTATAAAATATTTTCATAAAAACATCGCTAAAGGAAGATGGCTAGTTATTATATTAGACCATGTACTTTTAGTTGAAGGTTTTGATGAAAGAAAAACTATTGTCGATTTACAGAAAATGTTTATACGATGTAAGAAGTTATTTCGTACAAGTATTATACAGATTTCACAGATGAATCGTAATATAGAATCCCCTGAGAGATTCAATAACCCAAGCCTACATTACCCAATGCGTAGTGATTTGGCTGCATCGGATGCTGTTTATCAAGCATCAGATTTTATAATTGTTTTATCAAGACCGGAACTACAAAATATAATTTCGTACGGGCCTAACCATTTACCTGTACAAGGTAAGGTTTATTTACATTTCTTAAAGATAAGGGATGTTGGTGAGCCATGTATATTACAGTTTGATAACAATTTAAAATATGGTGATTTGATTGAAACCGCACCATTAAATAATGAATTAAAAGATTAAGATTATGTTTAAGATATTCGCACAACAACCAAAACAAGTAGATCCGTTGAAAAACCTTATTATCAATGAAATGGCAAAAAGTATTCCTTGGCTAAATGCAGCTAAAGAAGAACGTGAAGAACGTGAAGAAAGAAATGCCTTTGAAGATCTATTAAACCGTGCATTCATTCGCCGAGATATTACAGCTAGTCCTTATGCTGGAATTTTGGCAAAAACCACAGACGATTTGAATGAAATTTTCGAACTACGAAAAATGGCATATTATGCAGATCGTTATGAAAAGAAAAGAAAACAGCAATATCAACCTACATATGACTTTTTACTGGATGGCGTTCCTGTAAAAGTTTACAAAGATCATATTCAGTACGGATATAAAATGATTCCGTATACAGTAAGAGAAACCGTTAGTATTGAAACAATCGTTCTGATTATTCGTACTTACCGGTTTTAATTAAAAAATATATCTTTATATACTAACTTTTCAAAATATGTTCAAAACAATTTCAAACAATTGTATATAGAGTGTTAAAAATTAATTTATGTTAACACTTCCTATTAAAAAAAATGAACCAAAGGTTTCTAACCCTAGGTTCCTGGTATTATATGGCAAACCCAAGAGTGGAAAGACCACTTTATTATCTTTTCTAGATCAATGTTTAATTATAGACCTTGAAGGTGGTAGTGAGTTCTTAGAAGCACTATCAGTACAAGCAAGGTCAGTTGCTGACTTAGGTGAGATTGCACAAGCAATTAAAGCTAAGATAGCAGAACTAGGCAAAAAGCCTTATAAACGAATTGCTATAGATAATGCTACACGTTTAGAAGAAATATGTCTTCCTTATGCCGCAACTCTATATAGACAACTACCTACCGCTAAAAAGTGGGAAGGAACAGATGTTCGTACGCTTCCTAATGGAGCTGGATATTTATATCTTAGAGAAGCAGTTAAAAAGGTTATTAATATGTTTAAAGATTTATGTG